CTATTGCTAAAAAAGTAAGGCAGTATCGTACATGAGTTTTATATCTACCCTTTCCCTAGCAGAGCTAGAAGTACTTAGGCAGATAGTTAGAAAGGTTCATCTAACGTATGTGCCACTAGACTTTGCCACTGACAGGGAATGCGATAAGATGATTGATGGCATGGCCCCTGAGACTGTTGATAGAATGTTGAGGTTTGGGAGGCAATATTGTGGATAAAATAGAAGTTAAGCTATCAGGCTTTTCAAAATCATTTCGCAACGCAAGGCAACTCTTAACAGAAATAAGTCAGATAAAAGCCGAGCAAGCTAAGAGGCAGCAGCGTTTAAGTTCATCAAGTGCTATGAACAGTTATGCAAAATCTAAAGGTATTTCTACAGCCGAAATGTCTTCATTAACAAAAAGTAATTTTTCAGAAAACCAAAAGAATCTTAAGAAGCTAGAAAATATTGCAAGCACAAAAGATTTTAAGAAGAGGCTAGAGTTGGAAAAAGGTAAGGCTAAATCTTTATTTAGTAAGTCAAGAGATTTAAGCGGTGGGGGTAAAGCGGCGGCAGCTATTGACTCTCAGCGTGGCGGTGTATCTAAAAGCCTTTTGGCTAAAAAAATTATGCCTAAAACTTAATGGTTGATTTTAAATACAAACCAGACGGAGAAACGCTCAAGGCGTTTATGAAAGACAATACATTCTTTCGTGGCATTCGCGGCCCTGTAGGTTCTGGCAAGTCTGTTGGTTGCTGCATTGAGGTATTCCGCAGGGCGCTTGGTCAGGAAAAGAATAGCAAGGGTATACGCAGAAGCCGATGGGCAATCATTCGTAATACCAACCCACAGCTTAGAACAACTACTATTAAGACTTGGCTTGATTGGTTTCCAGAATCCGATTGGGGTAAGTTTACTTGGTCGGTTCCGTATACTCACCACATTAAAAAGGGTGACATTGATCTTGAGGTTTTGTTCTTAGCTCTTGATAGGCCCGAAGACGTTAAGAAGTTATTGTCATTAGAGCTTACTGGCATTTGGGTTAACGAAGCTAGAGAAATACCCAAGTCTATTATGGATGCGTGTACTATGCGCGTTGGACGCTTTCCTTCTATGCGTGAGGGAGGGCCATCTTGGACAGGAGTTATTGCCGATACCAATGCACCAGAGGAAGATCACTGGTGGCCTATCATGTCTGGTGAGGTTCCGATTCCAGATCACATACCGCGAGAGCAAGCTAAGATGTTAGTTAAGCCTGACAACTGGTCATTTTTTACCCAACCTGCTGGTATGATTGAAGTTAAGAATGACGAGAACGAAGTGGATAGTTACAAGCCTAGTAAGAGCGCAGAGAATACTAAGAACATGATGGGGTCTTATTATCCTAACTTAATACAGGGTAAGACTAAAAGCTGGATAGATGTTTACGTTATGAATCGCTTGGGTTCTATACAGGACGGTAAGCCGATCTATCCTATGTTTGTTACTGACACACACGTTGCTAAAGAGGAAATCCCTGTTGCTGCTGGTTATCCTTTGTATATTGGTTTGGATTTTGGTCTAACCCCTGCAGCTACTATGGGTCAAAAGGTTAGAGGTAGGTGGTTAGTACAGGATGAAGTTGTTGCGTTTGACATGGGTATTGTTAGGTTTGCGGAAGTTTTACGTGAGCAGATTGCTACTAGATTCTCTCAGTGTTCTGAGGTTATTATTTATGGTGATCCTGCGGGTGACTTTCGGGCGCAAACCGATGAATCTACCCCGTTCCACATACTTAGAGGTGCTGGCCTTAGAGCATTCCCCGCCCCGTCTAATTCCGTGGATTTGCGCCTTGAGTCGGTATCTTCGCAGCTTAACAAAATGACAGAGGGCAAACCCGCTTTTCTAGTAGATCGCCGTTGTTCTCAGCTTATCAAGGGCTTTGAGGGTGGATACCAGTATCGCCGCATGGAAGTATCTGGCGAAAGATACGCAGATAAGCCTGACAAGAATATGTTTAGTCACATTCACGATGCGCTGCAGTATATGCTGTTGGGCGCTGGCGAAGGTCGGGCCTTGATGAATAATCAAAAAGCGGCTAGGCCATCTGTTGCCAAAAGGGACTTTGATGTATTTGCTAAGCGTAGTAGTCCCAAGCGCAGACAAGGACTATGGGCGCGTATGTAATTGTGCGTTGCTGATTGTTCTGTGTTGTGCTTATCGCTAAACAACAAAGGAGATTGCTATGTGCAAATTTATAAGTAGGCCGCTTAGAAAGTTAGAGCAGGTTCAAAATAAATTACTTAAGCCTATTGGTATTAACAGTAATATTTTTGGCGGGAAGCTGGGAAAAGCCGGTGCGCCTATGGTAGATGAAGGGCCAAGCGACATTGAGTCTTTGGCTACTCAAGCTAACGAAGAGTTGGCAGAAGAAAAGCGCAAGGCTACAGAAGATACTATACAGCAAACTACAGCTAAAAGATTTAGAAGCGGATCGCGTGGTCGCCGTTCTTTGCTGCGATCTAAGTCTGGTGGTGGCGCTGGGTTTTATAACAGGTTTCAATTATGATAGATGATCCAATAGCTAAAGGTTACTACGAGCATTACGCTAAGGCAAAAGCCAAGCGTGAAAACTTTATACCTTTGTTTGAAGAATGCTATGAGTATTCCCTTCCTCAGCGTGAGTCATTTTATTATGAGAGCGTAGGGCAAAGACGCGATGATAAAATCTTTGACGAGACTGCTGTTGTTGGTGTGCAAGAGTTTGCATCCCGATTGCAGTCGGGCATTGTTCCTAACTTTGCGCGGTGGGCTGATCTAACTGCTGGCTCTGAGGTTCCTAAAGAACAACGTGATGCTGTTAATAATGATCTTGATGAAGTCACTGACTATGTATTTGAGGTATTGCAGAACTCTAACTTTAGCCAAGAGGTACATGAGTCCTTTATGGATTTAGCTGTAGGCACTGGCGTTTTGGTTGCAGAAGAAGGCGATGCAATCAATCCAATACGCTTCTCTGCTATTCCTTTGCCTCATGTTGTTCTAGATACTGGCCCCGATGATCGGATAGATCACATCTACCGTGAGCGTAAGGGCATTAGATACAATCAGTTGCAGGTTTTATACCCTGATGCTGAAATGAATGAGCAGATACAAAACCGCATGGGCAATGGCGGTAAAGATACAACGACTGTACTTGAGTTGGTTTGCCGTGATTACTCACAAAAAAACCAAGAAGTGTATATGAGTTACGCTTACTGCATGACTACCGAAAGTGTGATTTACAAACGTGAGCTTAAAGGCAATGGCGCTAATCCGTTTATTTGTTTTCGTTGGTCTAAGTGCGCTGGCGAAGTCTATGGTCGCGGCCCTCTTATCAATGCACTGTCTGCTATTAAGACAACCAACCTAACCATTGAGTTAATCCTAGAAAATGCACAGATGGCTATATCTGGCGTGTATCAAATGGATGATGATGGCGTCATTAATCCTGATACTATATCTTTAGTGCCGGGGTCTATTATACCAAAGGCTATTGGTTCCAATGGGTTACAGCCCGTTGCTGCAGCAGGAGACTTTAGTGTATCTCAGCTTATACTTTCTGATATGCGCTTAAACATCAAACGTGCGTTGTATAATGACATGCTTGGCAATCCAGATAAAACTCCTGCATCTGCTACTGAGGTTGCGGAACGTATGGCTGATTTATCTAGGCGTATGGGTTCTGCGTTTGGCAGACTGCAAGCAGAGTTAGTTCAGCCAGTATTGCAGCGCGTTATCTACATTCTTAAAAAGCAGGGCCGCATTGAGATACCGAATGTTAATGGCCGTGAGATTAAAGTTAAGTCTATATCTCCACTAGCGCAAGCACAGGCTAACGCAGATATATCATCTGTTGGTCGGTTTCTTGAAATGGTTCTTGGCACCTTTGGGCCAGAGATTCTCAACCTACTAATCAATTCAGAAGAAACGGCAGCACATCTTGCTAAGAAGTTTGGTGTGCCTGATGGGTTGATTCGTGATCCAGAAGAACGTAAGCAGATAGTTGCAATGGCGCAGCAAATGCAAATGCAACAACAAATGCAGGAGCAGGTTCCCGAAGGAGCGCCACAGGAACAACTGCAATAGGAGATAAAGTTGCCAAAAACAAACATCGGCATTGATGGAATACAACGCGCAGCTAATCAAGATAAAATCATAAGCACTACGGTTGCCCACTTGTTTGAAACAGAAATGGGTAAAGCTGTCATGGAATACCTTAAATCTATAACGGTAAACCGTGTGCATGGGCCAAACATAACTACAGAAGAATTGCGCCATCACGAAGGGCAGCGATATATAGTTGGTCTACTTGAAGCAAGAATACAGCATGGTCATAAGGTAAAGCAAAATGTCTGAGTCATTATTAAATGAATCGCCTCAACCCGCAGAAGCAACTGCAGAAGTTACGCAAACGCAGACCGATAGACCGGATTGGTTGCCTGAGAAATTTAACTCGCCAGAGGATTTGGGCAAGGCGTACAATGAATTATCTTCTAAGCTGGGCGCAAAGGAAGAAGACCTAAAGGCTTCATGGCAAGAGGAAATGCAGAGAGAGGCTTACGCTGATCGCCCTGCTACTAAGGGTGATTACCTTCTGCCAGAAAGTATTGATCCCGAAACTGCGGTAGATAGTCCGTTGCTTGATTGGTGGTCTGATCATTCTTTTGAAAGTGGGCTTGGTCAAGAAGAGTTTCAAAAGGGCATTGAGTTATTTGCCGAAGCAATGAATGCAGGGCAACCTGACATAGAGGCAGAAACTAAACTGTTAGGTGATTCTGCAACTGATCGCATTGAGGCAGCTAGTTTGTTTGCCAATCAGTTCTTTCCAGAAGAAAGCCTAGATGCAATAGAACGTATGTGTGAAACGGCTGGCGGTATTGTTGCCTTAGAACACATTATGGAAAAGATGAAAGGGCCATCATTTGCAGGTGACTCAGCTATGTCTAGCCAGATTACCGAGGATTCTTTACGCAGTATGCAGAATGACGAACGCTATTGGAATCCGCAAAAGCGTGACAATGCTTACGTTAGTCAAGTAGATCAGGCGTATCGCAAACTATATGGCTGATCCTATTCTGCAGCGTAGGGGCTTTCAATTAGTCCCTATGCAAAAGTCTCATGTTATGAAGTTCTACCATGACATAGCTCCGTATAGTGCGGCAGAGTATGAGGACGTTGATCTATTCTATGCCTTAGATAAAATGCAAGAAGAACAGGATTGCATGGTGTTAGAAAATAAAGACGGTATATCCGTACAGCTTATTGGTCTGCAAGCTACTGGCAATCAACAAGTCTGCATGTGGTCTTTGTTTACTAAGCAAATGGATACAGATTGGCGCAGCGTTATTAGAGTATCCCCTGACATTCTTAGATACGTTCATCAGACTTACTATGAGATAAATTTAAATATATCAGCAGAAAGTGAAGGCTCTCTTAACTGGGCAGCATGGCTTGGATTTACACCCACTGGGTATATAGATGATGAAGATGGTACAACCTTAGTGCATTTTGTGCGTTGCAATCCTGACAGAAAGAATGTTTACGCTCTAGCGTCACGGCCCGTAATGCACTGAGTAGCCCGTTAGGATACCTACGTTGAGGATGCAGAAGGATACCCAGAGAACAAATGCAACCTTAATAAAGGACTCTTGAAATGGCTAATACAATTGATACAGCCTTCATCAAGCAGTTTGAATCCGATGTGCACCTAGCATATCAACGCATGGGTTCTAAGCTGCGGAACACTGTTCGTACTGCAAACGCTACTGCGTCTGTTGTTCGTTTTCAAAAGATTGGTGCTGGCGTTGCCACTACTAAATCACGCAACGGTAATGTCACTCCTATGGAACTGGCGCACACAACTGTTGAAGCAACCATGAGCGACTTCTACGCTCCTGAGTACATTGACAAGCTGGACGAGTTGAAGACTAACATCAACGAGCGTCAAGCTGTTGCTCAATCTGCTGCTGCGGCTCTTGGTCGTAAGACTGACGAGCTTATCTATACAGCTATGGATGCTGGCGCTAGTGGTACTCAAATCCATGATACAGGTTCAGCTATTGAAATTGCTGACATTCTATCATTGTTTGAAACCATGGGTGTTGCTGATGTGCCAGAAGACGGGCAGCGTTATCTAGCGATGCACCCTAAAGGGTACGCTGATCTCTTTGCAATTAATCAGTTTGCATCATCCGACTTTGTTGGAGAGCAAAATCTGCCGTTTGCTGGTGGTATGACCATGAAGGAATTTATGGGCTTTAAAGTATTCTCTACTTCTGCTGTTACAGCAGGTAAGAATATGGCTTATCATACATCGGCAGTTGGTCTTGGTATTAACGCAGAAGTTTCTACTGAGGTTAATTATGTTGCTGAGAAAGCATCCCACCTTGCAAACTCCATGATGTCTATGGGCGCAGTCGCTATTGACGCCAACGGCATTTATGAAGTTCTTGATAACAACTCTTAAGAAAGGACTTCATCATGGCTTATGACGCAGCAGGACTACATCGCATCGGGGGCGCTAGTGGCGCTGCCCTTTGGATGTATCGCACCGCAGACGCGATTGCGACAGTCAACACAGCAGGTTACTTTAATACTGCAGCAGCAATGCTAAATGTTCGTGATCTAATTATTGTGCAGGATACAAATGTACCGACTACTAATTTTGTAACTGTACTTTCTAACACTGGTTCAGTGGTGGATGTGTCTGATGGCACAGCCGTTGCTGAAACAGACGGCGATTAAGGAGAGGGGGCTTCGGCCCCCTAACCACTCAGTATGGCAAGCACAGCATCCGATAGCCCGATTGACATTTGTAGCCGCGCACTAATTCTTATTGGTGCCGAGCCTATTACGTCATTTGATGATGGAAACAATGAAGCACTGGTTGCTTCTAATATGTATGAGGATGTAGCCCAATCAGCTTTAGTTAATACACGGTGGCGCTTTGCAACGGATCAACTTGTATTAAACCGACTTAGCGATGCACCTACTGGCAGATATGAAGCAGCATATCAAATGCCAAACAACTCACTTATGATCCACGCCTTAACAGTAAATGGATTTAACATTGAGTTTCAAACCTACAGTGACAATCTATTTTGTGATGCCGATGCTTCTGATGAAGTAGTGGCTGATTATACATACAGAGTTACCGAAGAGTATTGGCCTTCTTACTTTACAATGGCTGTTCAGTTTCAGTTGGCATCTGTATTTGCAGTATCATTAGCGCGGGATGGTAGTCTTTCTCAGCTTATGGATCAAAAAGGCGCAATGCTTATGGCTAAAGCCAGAGGTCTTGATTCACAATCGCAAACAACACGTAGGCTGGACACATCAAGATTTATCAGTAATAGGCGCAGCTAATGCAGAAGGTACAGGTTCCGATAACTAACTTCCAATTCGGTGAGGTTAGTCCTTCGTTGTCATCCCGAACTGATACTGCTGTTTATACAGCGTCTGCTCAGAGAGTAGAGAATATGTTTATTCGCTCCGAGGGTGGGGTTATTAAACGCGCTGGCTTGCAAAATTTATACAAGTACACTGATATAACATACAACTCCGCTAAGACGCAGCAAGCTAGGTTAATGCCGTTTATCTTTTCGGATGACGAGCAATACATAGTTTCTATGGAGAATGCTAAAGTACGGGTCTTTATTATCAACCCGTCTACTGGTGCAGTATCATTAACAGCTACACTTACTGCTGATGTTGATAGCGCAGCGTTGCCTTTCTCTGACACTTACTTGCATGAATACACCTTTGCTCAATTGGGTGATGTACTGTTTGTGTGTCACCCTTTGTTTATGCCAAGGCAGATTGTAAGAACGAGCCTTACTGCATTTCAAGTAGAAACATTTACGTTTGATACTCGGTCTGACAAAGAGCAGATTTATCAGCCTTACTATAACTTTCACAATGCGGGTGTATCTTTAACGCCTAGCGGAACAAGTAGTAGTGTTACTTTAACCATTGGTGAGTTTAGCGCAGAGGCAGATGATGATGGTATTTCTGTATCAGCGCAGGTAGCCAACAATGCTAACTTGGTTCTTGGGGGCGCGCTGGCATCTGGTGGCTCGGTTACGTTTGTGTACGGTAGGCTGGTTACTATTACATCTGGTGGTAATGACAGTAGTAAATCATTTACTGTAACTGGCACAAACGTAGATGGCGATGCTCAGACTGAAAGCATTACTGGTGCAAATGCTGGCGTTGCTACTGGCACTAAGTTCTTTAAGACTATTACACAGATTGCTGCTGTTGGTGATCCTGCTGATACAGTAAAGGCTGGTGTTACTGACAAAGCTGCTGTGCCTTACTTTGATACTACTGGCAGTCAAGCTGGTGGCAACTATGCTGATTCAAAGCATGTTGGGGTAACTTTACTTTATCATAAGTCGGAAATACTTATTACTTCTGTGCAGTCTGGGACTCAGGCTACTGGAACTGTGTTAGATAGTTTGTTTGTGCAACTTAAAGCTAACGCACTTAGAACTATTGATGGTTCATCTACAGTAGAAGTAACGCATGTTAATCATGGTATGAGGGTTGGGGATTCTGTCACACTATCCGAATGTGCTTCTGTGGGTAATATTTCTACTAGCAATCTTAACGGTGCTAGAGTTATTACAGGTATAACCGATGATAATAGCTATACGTTTACGGCGGGTGGTTCTGCTAACGCTTCTGTAGATGGTGGTGGTTCTCCCAAGGTAACGTCTGCTGCACCTACTACAGATTGGGCAGAGCAATCATATTCTAGTCTTAGAGGCTTTCCATCTGCCATTACCTTTCATCAGAATAGACTTTGCTTTGCTGGTACAATAGCGCAACCAGATACTATCTGGATGAGTAAGTCTGCATCCTATTATAACTTTGATGTTGGTGATGCTAACGACAGTGACTCAATACACCTGACTGCAAGCATTGGTGAGGTTCAGCAAATCAGACACTTAGTTTCTAACAGGGACTTACAGGTGTTTACTGCCTCTTCTGAAATGTATGTACCTGCATTCCAAGACAAACCTATTACACCAACTAACGCACAGGTTAGAAGACAGACACCGTTTGGCAGTGACTCCATACGTCCACAAGTTTTAGATGGCGCTACTATCTTTGTGCAAGCTGGTGGTTCTATTGTGCGTGAGTATTTGTTTACAGATTCAGAAGAAGCCTACACTGCTGTTCCTGTGTCTTCTTTGTCTTCTCATTTGATAGACAATCCTGTGGAAATGAATACTTTTTACGGTGCCGTAGATCGTTCTGAAAGTTATGTCTTTATTAGAAACGCATCTGGCAAGATGGCTGTGTTTAATTCCAATAGAGCAGAGCAACGTGCTGGCTGGGCTGAGTTTACTAGCCAAGGATTGTTTCACTCTACAGTTACTATAGATGATCGTGTGTTTGCTAACGTGGCCTTCCCGATGGGGAACGATACAACGAGGTATGTACTCTGTGAACTTAAAGCAGATTCTAACATGGATATGTCCAAGACCTATACCGCGACAAGTACGAACAATGGAATCTTCACTGTTTCATCAGACTTTGAAAACGGTGCTGTTGTTAATGTTGTTAGCGGTAATAACTATATTGGTGAGTTTACTGTTTCTGGCGGCAATATTGATGTCAGTGCTGTAGAAGGATTAAACACTGCAGAGATTGGTTATAAGTTTGACGTTACTCTTAAGACCAATCCTATAGATACCAATACTCAAGCTGGCCCTGTAAGTGGTAAGATTAGAAGTCTTGCCAGTGTAATTGTTGATCTTAACTCTACGTTATCAATTAGTGTTAATGGCACTAACTTAGTTATTCGTCAGGTTACAGATGATTTATCTCAGGAACAGACTGCAGTTACAGGACGTAAAGAATTTAGATTGATGGGTTATGGCCGGACACCACAAGTAACTATTAGTCAATCAGCGCCGTTACCTTTACAGGTTAATGGCCTAATAGCGGAGTTAGTATTCTAATGGACCCAGTAACAATGGCTATTTTTGCTGGTACAGCAGTAAGCGCGTATGGTTCTGTTAGGGCTGGCAAAGCTGCAAAGCAAGAAGCTCAGTTTAATGCAGCGCAGATGGAACGAGACATGGAGCTAGGTCGCATTGAGGCAACTCAGAATGCAACGGCTATGGCTCAAGACTATGCACAATCAGTATCAGCTAATGACGCCTTCTTTGCTTTTGCTGGCAGGGATGTAACGGATAGAAGTGTGCGCGCATTTATGGAGCGACAGGAAGAAATCTACAGTACAGACATTGCTAGGTTGGCATCTGATACTAATATGAGAGCGCAGAGTGTAGCGGCTATGGCTGGCGCAGAGCGTCAACGTGGACGCAATGCTTTGACTGCTGGTTATCTTGGCGCTGCTCAATCTATTGCTGGTGGAATTTATCAAGCTGGCACCGTTAGAACTGGCACTGATGTTAGCGGTGGCCCTACTACTAAGTCTGGTATGACACAACCAAAGTACACACAAAGCAGAACTCTAGGGCCAGTTAGAGGCTCAAAAGGCATAGGCACAGGAAGAAGATAGATGGCTGTAATTCGTCAGAGACAACAGGTTTTTAGCAAGCCAATCGGTGTCACTCGCATGGACACAGGCGAAGCAGACTTGTGGAAAACAGTTAAGGCTGGTGCCGATCAGTTGACTTCTATTGCCTTTAGAGAAGGGCAAACTATTGCCGAGGAAACTGGGCGTGAGGCTGCGTTAGATTTAGATATAAGTAAGATCAATGGCGTTAATCCAGAAACAGGAATGTCTGAGCCTTTATCTGCGCCTCAAGGGTTTGGTAGTATAGCGCGTAGAGCCTATGAAAAAGTTGTTGATGCTAGGTTTATGGACGATGCCCAAGATCGTTTAAAACTAAAGGCCAAAGAACTTGGGTCTAAGTACAGTAGAAATCCAGAAGAATTTTCAAAACAAATGAGTAGCTTCATTGCTGAAACTGCAGATAAAACTGCGGAAGGTAAGTATAGAAGTACAATCATTGAGTCAGGACAAAAGTTTCTTTCTGATATGCAGATCAATCTTATTGATCAGCAAAGGGCTAGAGCCAGAGCGCGTGAGACTGACTTTGCTAACTATAGAGCGTTTCAGTATGGTGAGCGCATTGGCGAGATTGCAGCTAGTGGTGATTTTGAAGGAGCTAGTAAAGAATACTTTGAAGGTCTTAGTAAGGCGCGTGGTATAGAAACTGCTGGCATGAACGGCAGAAAAGAAACTGAAATACACAGGCAAAATTATTCTACTTCGCTTGCTAATGGTGCTGTTGAGCATATTTTAACTGGTTTAAACAATGACGTTTCGCGTAGAAGTTTTTTACTTTATTTAGAAACCAAGGGCAAGCAAGGCAAATTAATTGGTTACGCTAAAGAACGTAAAGCAGATATTGATAAATACCTTATTGGTAAGCAATCATTTTTAGATGCTAATAATATGCGTGATGTTATAGCTTATGGCACAGGATTGGGTAACGCTGCTACACAGCTAGACAATGCAAAGATTGCAAGACTTCAAGCTGAAAGTGCTAAGTATTGGAAAAGCCAAACTATAGCACTAGACCTATCAACTTCTGATATGCTTGATTCTATGGGTTATCGGGTAAGCGGTGCTTTATTTCAATCAATTACTAATGCTGAATTAGACCCCATGCTTCCCGAAGCTCAAGGCTACAATGCAATACAGGGTGTAGCTAGACTTACTAATGAAAAACTTTCTCAAGAAGTTGCAAGGGCAGAACAGCGACGTGCAGAGGACCCTAATTATACAAACCCAGAAAAACTAGCAGACGTTAAAAACCTTAGACAAAGGGCGCTTGATCCATTTGTATTGCTTGGTATTTCTGAGGGCAATTCTGACAAGTTTTTTAATGCCCTTAAGACAGGTGAGCATTTAGGCATATCTGAAACTCAGATTGCTGTTGTTGAAGCAATTAGAACTAATCCTAATTTATTTAATCGTTTTGAAGACGTTGATTACATATCAACATTTATAAATAAAAACAAAAATACTGTTAGAGAAGAAATTGCACAGCGCAATCTTGCATGGCAAGCTGGTTCTTTAGGCGATAAAGCAATAGAAAGAACTGGAGATATTACTTGGGAAGAAGCTCTTAGCGAGCTTAAACAAGCTGGCGTTGATCTTGGCATTGTAAAGGGTGCGTATAGTTACCCTCCTTATCAAGATCAGTTAAATAAGTTTAATACTGCTTGGGCTAAGAGCCGTGTTAATTATGCTATGTCTCAAAATATAACACCTGCAGAGCTGAGTGCATTAGAATTATATGTCAGGGATGATGTTAGGCCAGCAGGATTAACTGACCTTGTTGAAGAGATATACGGTCAAATAGATCAAATTACTGGTAAGAGCTTAGACCGAGGCGCAATAACAAATCACATACGAAGCCTTAAGAATGATTTAGTTGATAATCTGAAGGACATAGAAAGAGAGGCTTTTGTCCAAAGAAATATAGTTAATGGCACTCAACCTAATGAACCTGCTCAATCTAAAAAAGTTTCTGATGGCCTTGATTCAATGATTGCAGGGGAAGCGTTTAATATAGATGGCTTGTCTAAAGGTGAGGCAACTCCTTTAATTAGACAGGCTTTGTTAAATCCTGATTCTTTGGCTCCCCCTACTCCTTTGACGGAAGAGCAGTTAATACATGGGGCAATACATAGCTCAAAAGATTCTGAGGCTACATTAGCTGGCGCAATGGTTTATGAAACCGCTAAGTCTGGTGTAATTTCTAGTGCTTTAGTAAGTGTGCTTAAAGACGTTGCTTCTGGTGGTATCAGTCCAGCCACACAAGAGCGTGAAATAATTGTAGCTATGAATCATTTCTCAAACTTGGCTACAAGTATTAATAGCATGGGTGATAAGGTAAACATTCTTTCTAATTTTGAAAAAGAAATTGGAGAGGATGTTATGGCTAGATTAACTGCTGTTGATTTGGTCAGTAAGATTGTTGGTACAGATCAAATACCTAGTATTCTTGCAAGAATGTTAGACAATAAATCTAACAAGGATTTTCAACAAATTATGAAGGCCGAGTTTGGCGATGGTTACAGCTTTTTAACGGACAAATTAGGTACTGAAAATTATTCAATAGAAGCTAAAGAGGCTCTGACTGCAACTGCAAATTATTTATACCTTATCTCAGGTGATACAGAGCGCGTAGCAAAAGAACTTAAAGAGCTTTACGATCAAAAGTTTCACGAAACTAAAGGCTTAGTTGTTGATTCTGCTCAAACAAAACAAAACAGAAGTATGTTCGCAGTACATCAAGTTTTTCCTCAAGAGCGAGTACAGGCTGCATTTGTAAATGAAGTTCAAACTCAACTGTCAAAAGTAATACATCCTGACTTAAAAACAGGCTATACTCTTGGTTCTGGTTCTGGTGGAGGCATTAAACCTACTGGTGTTTTAGGCGAAGCTGTTGGATTAGTAGCGCCTTTTGCTTTGCAAAGATTTAATATAGCTTCTGGTGGTGTAGTTTTTGAAGCTGGAGAAGCATTCTTACATCCTCTTCCTAAGAGTAATGATCGTGCTGTTTACTATATGGCGATGGAAATGGATGAACTAGGTGGCATGAAGCCTATTAAGTTAAATGGCGAATTAATGATTTTTAGCAATCAAGAGCCTTACCTTCAAGAAGTGCGGCGAGAGATTAAGCAAGATCAAAGTGAGGCAAATAGATTAATACAAGAGCGTTTACAGGAAAAACTTGCTGAAGAAAAAGCACAATCAGCACAAGTAAGAGCTGATCTTCAAAACATTTTAAAGCGCATTGATTCAGGTGAAGGCCAATGATAACATCGTTGCAACTCTCAGGCGTAAGAGAAAACTACACGCCTGAAATGAACCAAGCTATTAGTTTCTTAGATACTGTTGGCGCTATGAATAGCGTTTCGTATTCTCCGTTTATAGATGCTTACCGCAATCATCAAAAATATGGCTATGAGATAGACAAGTCTTATGATCCATTAGAAGACATAAAAGGTTACGAGCAATATTTTAGTAGTTTAGTTTTTGCACAAAATGCAGAGCATATGGCTGATATGAAAGCCAATATAGATAAAGGCATTGGTGCGCGTAGAGTGTTAGCTAACTCAGGCTTTTGGGCGCAAGCTGGCGCTGGCTTGTTTGATCCTATTAACTTAATACCTTTGCCGTTTGGCGGTGCTGGAATTGGTGTAGTTAAATCTGCAGTAAGAACTGGTGCAGGGGTTGGTGTATTGCAAGCTGGTTTGGAAGTATCTAAATCAGCGTTTGATCCAGTACAAACTATGGAAGAAGGCGTTAGCAATACTGCTATGGCTGCTGTATCTGGCGGTTTGTTTGGCGGTGCGTTTAGTATTCCTATAAGCAGAAGAAGTGCAGCACATGAGCGTCATATTAAAGCGCATGATGAAGCGGTGGAGCGCCAACAAGATTTTGAAAATCTAGGTGCATTATCAGATGAAGAACTTGCTGCAGCTAGATCAGAGCCAATACGAAAACAGTTTGAGGGCGTTAATACAGGCAGCTTAAAAGCAGAAGCTACAAAATTGCGTAAATCTGTTGTAAGCACACAAGGCCCAATGCCTATGGGTGCAGCAGAGCAAGCAAGACTAAAGGCAGTTACTTCCGAGCTTGCTGTAAGAAACTTAGATACTGTAAGCAAAGACCCTTATGCTATAGCTGCTGGTGGCACTGGCCCTATCTATCTTTCTACGCCTATACGCAGGGTGTTAGCCGCGTCTGTACCTGATTCAGTCAAAGAGCGTATGAGCCGTATGGCTTCTGATTCTGGCTTGCTGCAAAACCTACACGTTATGGGCAAGACGCTAGGTGCTTCCGTGTATCAGCGCATGGCACCGCTCAAAGGCGAATGGGTTAAGGCTGATGCAAAGCTAACTGAGCTATGGGGTTTATCTATAGGCACAGACATTAAGAAACGTGCTGGCATGAACCTTACAGAAAAAACAGTTGCTCTTGAGTCTAAGTTTGGCAGTGGTCAACGGCAGACTTACAATGACTTTTTAGTTGAGATTAACAGGCAGCGTATATTTAAAGAAGAACCTAAAACTGAGGTAGAGGTTGCAGCGCGTAAGGTGCTGGATGATTTCTATGATGTATGGGGCCAGCGTTTACAAGATACAGGGCTTATAGGTAATAAGAATAAAATTGTTGCAGACATTGTTAAGGTTGATGGTAGGATTGCTGATCTTGAAGCTAGGTTAGCTAAGATAGAATCTAACCCTAAGTTTAAGTACAAGAAGATGACTGTTGCATCTATTCGCAGTCAAATGACTAGAGCCACCAAACGCAAAGAAGCATTGCAGGATTCTTTAGATGCTATTGCTGATGGCGATACACAAGTTAAACCTGCTAACGAAGACTTCTTTAGCCCTAGATACTTTGACCATGCTACAGTTAGAGCAAGGCGCGAAGAATTAGAGGCTATTATATCTAAGTGGTACATGGATAATCCGTTTATCTACGTTAGAGATAAAAGCGGTAAGGTAGTAAAGAAAAGGTTAGACAAAAATAAAGACGCAACTGACGCTAGGGCTAAGGCTACTGTAGACAGAATACTTAACGAAACTACAGAAGAAGCCGAGGATTTCTTTGGTTCTGGTAAATCAATGCACTTAAAGCACAGAGGCTTAGACATACCAAACAAGTTGGTTTGGGAGTTTATGGTGCAGAACCCTATAGATACTATGAAGTCATACGTACACAAAACAGGTGGACGTTATGAGTTTGCCAAGATGTTTGATGGGCAAGACTTTGACGAAATGCTAGAGGATGTGCGCCTAGAAATGATGGAGGCTGGTCATTCTCAGCGTGACATTAACAAAGTGGGCAGAGACTTTGTGCATATGTATGACCGTGTAGTTACTTCTGTTATGAAGACTGACCCTGATCGCTGGGATAACAAGGCTGCATTTGTAATGAAAGAAGCGGCGCAGCTTAATTATCTTGGTAGTGCTGGCCTCTCTGCTATTCCTGACTTTGCTCGGATTATTATGGAGCATGAGATAGGTGATGTTCTTAAGGGATTGATGGAGCTACTATCTAACGAGCGTGTTAGATTAACTAGCGAAGAAGCTAACTTTGCTGGTGAAGCTGTAGAAATGAGTGAGGGCGCTGTTCACATTCGTATGGTTGATGACATTAGCAACAACCCTAGAGCTACAACTAAGTACGACATGATGAAGAATGCGTTTTACATTGCTAACGGATTGTCGCCTATTACTCAGTTTGCCAAAACACTAGACTCAATCATTCGCGGTCATGTTATAATTAAGGATTCTATAGCATGGAAGAATGGCACTATTTCTAAGCAGAACAAAGAGTATCTGTTGCGCTACGGCATTAGTGAAGAGATGGCATTGAACATTGCTGTTGCTCCATATCAAGTTACTGAAAAAGGCTTTTACATGCCTAATACTAAAGATTGGGAAAATGCGTATGCGTTTCCTGAGACGGGCAAGTATATGCCTGACGCTAAGATTACTTATGGCGATACTGGCAAGTATAGAGATGATGGCAGTTATATTGCTGCTGCAGTAAGTTACAAAGACGGAACTATTAAGTTTGACGTTGATTACATTAAGGGCACATTTGACGAAAAGCCTTGGACTCAGCCAAAGGTGGAGGGTGTAAAGCCACTAGCAGAAAATGCGTTTGAAACACCGCAGCAATATGCCAACTTCGTTATGATGCACGAAATCATGCACACAAAGTTTCAGCCAGAAGATTTAAAACTTAATCTTGGTAAGGGCAAAACTTATGACCGCAACAACCCAAAGCACTACGCTAAGTACGAAAACAAAATCAACGATCTTGCATTTAAAGAACACAACAAGCAGCCAAAGATAGAAAAAGAAACTCTAACAGCTTTTAGGTCTGCGCTTTCTAGCGGAATACTTAACACAATCATGATGGGTACACCTGCTGACAAGCCTATTCTAGTGGACGGTGTGGCGTACGTTCCTATGAATGTGGCACGTATGTTCGGAATGAAGGAAGATGCGCGTGTAAGGGGCTACTCACGCATTGAGAGCGGCCTTCTAGGGCTTCCTTTTCAGTTCTACAGCTACGCACTGGCAGCAACGAACAAGGTTGCAGGATCATTTATGCAAGGGCAGATGAAAAACAGGTGGGGTGGATTGGCTACAGCTATGGGCGCTGGCTATCTATCGCTAATGATTAAGACGCCTGACTTTGCTTGGGACAACATGGATATGGAGGATCGCTTTGCTAGGGCATTTGATCAGAGTGGTGTTATGGCTCTATACAGTGATTTGTTTTACACTGCTATGTCTACTTCTCTTGCCCTTGGTGGCCCTAATATTAGTGGTGGAATGCTTAACCCGAAGTTCCCGCCGCGTGAGGGAACGATGGGAATGGTAGATGCAGCTACAGGTGTTGGCGGTGCTGGCGTTAGTATAACTACAGATTACGCAGAGGGCGTTGGTCAGTTTCTTAACGGTGAATACGGCGAGGGAGCTAAACAAATTATGCGCTCGTTGCCTTTTGCTAGAATGTGGTTTTGGAAAAATCAAATGAATGAGGCTACGAATGCTATATCCCGCTTTTAATTGTGCGTTGCTATGGGTTTTATCTACTGTTAGCAGGACCGAAAGGAGTGCAGTATGACTATTAGTTTAGCGCAGAACGCAGCGCGTGTATCTTACTCTGTAAGTGAGGGCGCTACACAAACATCGTTTACTGTATCATTTGAGTTCTTTGATGATGCTGATCTTAATGTGTATGTTGATGGCACCTTAAAAACTATTACTACGCATTACAGTGTAAGCGGTGGTAGTGGTTCTACTGGTGCAGTAGCTATATCAGTTACAGGAGCCACTGGCGGCAGTACTGTAGTTATTACCAGAAACATTGCGCTTGCTAGAACGACTGACTTTCCTACGTCTGGTTCGTTTCAGATTGCCACGCTTAACACTGAGTTAGACCGCTTTACTGCTATTGCCGCTGACCTTAAAGATTCTGTTGATCGTGGATTAATTCTTTCTGATTCAGACTCAAGTGTTTCAACAACATTGCCATTATTAGCTAGTCGCAAAGGAACTGTTCTTGGCTTTAACGCAAGCACTGGTGCTGTTGAAGCAGGTCCATCTATTACTGCCGTCCAATCTTTAGCAGATGTTACTGCATCTATTAATCTTCTTGGCACTTCTGCAGTAGTTGAAGACATGGGTTTATTGTCTGCTACTGCAGTTATAGAAGATATGAGTCTTCTTGGAACTGCTGCTGTAGTTGAGGATATGAGTTTGCTTGCAACTTCTGCTGTTATTGAGGATATGGGCTTACTTGCTACGTCTGCTGTTATTGAAGACATGGGCTTGCTTGGCACTAGTGCTAATGTCACAGCAATGGGATTGCTTGGCAATAGTACAGTAATTACAAATATGTCTAATCTTAGTGCTAGTGCTGTAATTGCTGATATGGCTATACTTGGCACAACAGATGTTGTTGCAGACATGGCTATTCTTGGCACTAGTGATGTTGTGTCTGATATGAATACGCTGGCTACATCAGCAAACGTCACGGCGATGGGATTGCTTGGCACCTCGGCAGTTGTTGAAGATATGGGCTTTTTGGGAACGGCAGCGGTGGTGGAGGATATGGGTATCCTTGGCACATCAGCTAATGTTACAGCCATGTCAAACGTGTCTGGTTCCATATCAAACGTCAACACAGTCGCAACCAACATCAGCGGCGTCAACAACTTCGCAGCGCAGTACCGTACAGGCTCTAGCGACCCCACAAGTAGTCTTGACGAAGGCGATTTGTTTTACAACACGACAGCAAATCAGCTAAAAATTTACAACGGAAGTGCTTGGGAAAACGCTGCGCCAGCGGGTAGTGGGTTTCTGGCGACTTCTGGCGGCACCATGACGGGCAACTTGTCTCTGGGCGATAACGTCATAGCC